TGGTGTAATTACGTGGAACGATGTAACTCTAAACGCAAGTCAAACATGGACAGAGGTAGCAGCATAAGGTATAAATAATTATGGCATCATCATTTTCTACAGCATTAAAACTTGAAAAAATGACCACCGGTGAAAAGGCTGGTTTGTGGGGTACAACCACAAATACCAACTTGGATCTTATAGAACAAGCCATTGGTGGTTATGTTGAATTAAGCTTAGCATCAGGGGATCAAACACCAGTTATTAGTGATGGTTCGGCATCCGATGGTCGTAACCAAGTTATAAAACTTACAGGCTCAATGACCGCTAATAGAACTTTAACAGTGCCCGCTGTTGAAAAAACTTATTTAATTATAGATGGCACAACAAGAACAGATAATGATTATACTATAACTATTAAAGCGTCTGGACAATCTGGTGGCATCGCAATGCCGGTTGGTGCAAAGATGTTAGTGTTTGTTGACGGCACTAATGCCAATAGAGGTATTCTTGAAAAAGGTTATATAACTACAACTAGTGCATACTTAGCCGTTGACGGTGATCAAATATTAGTTGACACGAGTTCCTCTACCGTAACAGTTACTTTACCAGCTAGTCCTAGTGTTGGCAGTGAAGTTCATTTTATAGATAGTAAAGAAAACTTTGGATCAAACAAATTAGTCATAGCACAAAGCACAGACAGTCAACCAATAGAGGGAGACTCTGCTGACAAAAAAGCCACTACCAATGGTGACGCATTTACATTGGTTTATGCTAATTCTACAAAAGGTTGGGTGCAAAAACATACAAGTGTTACATTAACAGATAATTAGGAGTGAAGAATGGCGCTTCTTGAATTTCAAATTTTACCAGGCATAGATAAACAAAACACAACTAAAGGTGCAGAGAATCGTTGGATTGATAGTGATAATGTAAGATTTAGATATGGCTTACCAGAAAAAGTTGGTGGTTGGTCATCTTTAATTAATGAAAGCATCGTAGGTGTTGTTAGAAGTCAGCACCCTTTCTTAGATATCACAGGAAACAGATATGTTGCATTAGGCACGGATAAGTTTTTACTGTTATACTTTGAGGGTCAATTGTATGACATATCACCTTTTGATGCAGCAAGACAACAGACAAGCTGCACACTTGCAACAATAAATAACTCAACATCAGTGACTATAACAACAGGATCAGCACATGGCTTAGCTGCTGAAGATATTATTTTACTTGACTCAGTAACCTTGCCTAGTGGAACGGGGCTTAGTGCATCAAACTTTGAAGATAAAACATTTATGGTTGTATCTGTTCCAAGTTCTACTACTTTTACAATTACATCAACAGCTGCTGCGGGAGCAACTGTATCAACAGGAGGTTCAACGACTGTAGAATTTTACACAAAGGTTGGTCCACAAAAACAAACGTACGGATATGGTTGGGGTGTCGGTGCATGGGGTGGTAGTTTATCAACTGCTGCAACCACAACTATTAACGAGGGTGGCACATTTAGTAATAGTGATACAACTTTAACACTAACAAGTGCAGCTTCTTTTCCAACCGCTGGAACTATAGCTATTGGTACAGAGCTAATTACATATACAGGTAAATCTACAAACGATTTAACGGGCCTTACAAGGGGTGCTCTTGGAACATCAGCTGCCTCTCACTCAAATGGTGCAACTGTGACTGACGCATCAGACTTTAGTGGTTGGGGCACAGCCTTACCTGCTAACCAAACAACGTTAGAACCAGGGCTTTGGTCACTAGACAACTTTGGTGAGGTATTAATTGCAACCATTGCAAACGGAGAAACTTTTACCTGGAACCCATCTGCCGGTAACAGATTAACTGTTAGAGCATCAAAAACAACAAGTGGTTTTGCAACCGGTAATAATCCTACAGCTTCACGAATAACGTTGGTATCACCAACGGCACGTCACTTAATTCACTTTGGAACAGAAACAACTATTGGCACAACATCAACACAAGATGATATGTTCATAAGATTTTCTGTTCAAGAAGATATAAACACGTTTACCCCAACAAAAACAAACACCGCTGGAACATTAAGATTACAGGACGGAACTAAAATAGTAGGAGCTTTAAAAGCAAAAGAAAGTATTTTGGTATTTACAGATAATGCACTTTACACAATGAAATATATAGGATCACCCTTTTATTTTGGTGTTGAACAAGTAGGCACAAACTGTGGTCTTATAGGTCGTAATGCAGCCGTTGAGGTCGATGGTGTTGCTTATTGGATGAGTGCTAAAGGATTTTTACTATATGATGGAACAGTTAAAACATTACCTTGTGCGGTAGAGGACGAAGTTTTTGACAATATAGATACAACAAAGGGACAACAGATAGCGGCAGGATTAAATAATTTATTTTCTGAAATAGTATGGTGGTATCCAGCAAACAGTGATTTTAATAATAAAGGTGTATCTTACAATTATGCAGAATCTAGTGGCGTTGCTGGAGGTGTATGGGCGCTATCAACAGAGTCAAGAAGTTCTTGGATGGATGCAAAAATATATGAAAAACCTTATGCAACTAAGTTTGATACATCTGGCACGGGAACTTTTCCTGTGGTCCAAGGACAAGTTAGTTTGGGGCAAACTAAATATTTTCAACATGAAGTTGGCACAGATCAAATTAATGAGGATGGCAGTGTAACCACAATTACATCAAACCTACAGTCTTATGATCTTGATCTTGAAAGTCAAGGTGGTGCAGGTAATCAGTTTGTATCTGTTAGTCGTTTTATACCTGACTTTAAGAACTTAGATGGTAATGCTAATGTGACATTGTCTGTAAAAAGATTTCCGTCACAAACAGAAACTACCAGCACTAATAGTCCTTTTGTTATAAATTCCTCAACCACTAAAAAAGATACAAGGGCAAGGGGTCGATATGTAAATATAAAAATAGCTAATACAGATAATAATGAGTCTTGGCGATACGGCACTTTAATGTTGGATTTAAAGCCAGACGGGGGCAGATAATGTCAAGAATAATTGTTAGATTACCAGAACCAAAAGAACAGTACGAAGTTAGTGCACAGAGACAAATTAATAGAAGTATAACGGGTGTTGTTGATCAACTTAATTCAACTTATCAACAAGTGCTAAAAGAAGAACAAGAACAGGAGGCATTCTTTTTTTCATAATGGCTAATAATTTTAAAAACTCAAAAGTAGATTTAACAACGACAGATAATACAAGTTTATATACTGTTCCTGCAAACAGCACCAGTATCGTTAAATCAATTTTAGTGTCCAATGATGATACAGGAAATAACTGTAATATAACAGTTACATTGTTAAATACTGGTAACACTGTATTTAGTTTATTTAAGGATAAACAAATTGATGCTAAAACTACAACTGATTTATTAACCAATCCGTTGGTAATGAATGAAGATGAGGAGTTAAAAGTACAGGCTCAGAATGCAAATGATTTGCATGTAGTCTGTTCTTATTTAGAAATAACCAGAGAGTTTCAGTAAGGAGGAACTATGGCATTTGAAGAAAAAGGATCAGTGGGGTGGTTATACGAGGGCGAAAAAAAGATAGCTCAAATTAAGTGTGACACTACCGTGGTCTTGAAAAACATAAAAACAGGCAAAGAGTATGACTCTGACGCGGAGGGTGACGCTGATGTAGACGATCCAAATACAGATACAAAAAGAGAAGATCTGTCTAGAAGTGTTTACATAAAAGTCGCTAAAATGCCCGCTGTGGGTTCAGAATCGTAGTTGCATTTTATGGTAAAAGGCAGTAAATTGGACAAAAGCCTTATATCAAGCATGGGCCACTTGCATCATTACAATATAGGAATATAAGGAATGCTTCACGACAAAATAAAAAAAATAGTAAAAAAAGTTATACCAAAAGAAATTAAACCTTATGTGCCGGCTGTTGCTGGTATGTTCCTTGGTCCAATGGCTGGAACAGCTCTAAGTGGCTTTATATCTAATCCAATGCTAGCACAAGGTCTAGGAAGAGGTCTCGTTGACATAGGTGCACAAGCATTGACATCGGATCGAATATCTCCTGCATCAGCTTTATTATCAGGTGGACTTGGTGCATTATCTGGTTACAAAGGTTTACCAGAATTAAAACAAGGCCAAATTCCTAGATTTGCAGGTAATCCAAGCAAGTTTAAAATTGGTTTGGACAAGGCATTAAAACAAGGTGCTAAACTTGGTAGAGTAGGTAATTTAGGGGATGATTTTAATCTGCTGGATACAGCTAAAATGGCAAATATAGGGGGCACACTAAAATCTGCTGACGATGCACTCGCTGAACAAAAAGAGAAAGCACTTCAAAGAGCAAAAGATAATGCTGCATTTAGGGAAATGGATAATCGTGAGAGAAGAAAATCTATTATAGATTCTATGTTATTGGCTGGGTTTACTAAAGAAGAGGCAGAGAAAGCGGCAGAAGAAGAAGGATATGCTTTTGGTGGCCGTGTTGGTTTACAAAGAGGCGGTGGTGCCAATGAAGAAGCTATGGCTGAGATGATGATGAATATGGAAAGTGATGAGTTTTATGTTGACGAAGAGGGTAATTTAAGAAGAATACCAAAGAAAAGACCAAGACAAAATACTAGAGCAGGAATGAATGAAGAGATGATGTTTGATTTGATGAGAAGAATGGATTTAAATAGATTGGGCAGAGCTGAGGGTGGACCAGCCGATCAGCAAGGAATTTTAGGGTTCTC